ATACGAAAGCACTGGCTCGGTCTATGTCTTCCACTAAGGAAATCAAAGGCGCAAACGTGTTGAATAACGGCTTCTCAAGTTCTTTCACTGGTGGAGATGGAGTTGCATTATTTAGCACCGCCCATCCTACGCGAGCAGGAAACCAATCAAATACTTTGGCTACTGCTGCTGATCTAAGTGAGACTTCACTTGAGAGCATCCTTATTAACATTGCAGACATGAAGGACGACAGAGGACTTCGTATTGCAGCACAAGGCGTTAAGTTGGTGATCCCAACTGCATACTCTTTTGTTGCAGAGCGACTTCTTGAAAGTCAATTGAGGACTGCTACTTCTGATAACGATCTTAATGCGATTAAGTCTGGTGGATATCTTCCACAGGGCTATCACGTTATGCGTCGTCTTACAGATTCTGATGCTTGGTTTGTACAAACCGATGTACCAGACGGTCTAAAATACTTCCAAAGAACTGCTTTGAAGAAGGGAATGGAAGGCGACTTCAGTACTGGAGACTACCGCTATAAAGTACGCGAAAGATATTCTTTCGGGTTTACTGATTGGCGCGGAGCTTTCGGTTCAGAAGGTGCATAAATATAGCTAAGGGGGCGTAAAAACCCCCTTTGTTTTTTTCTAGGATTTTATAAGCTATAACGACTGCCCTAGCAGACACTTATTAGGACTTTATAGCAAAACCTTTAATAAGGAGGTAGCCCAAAATGGCTAGTAGTTTTACAGGAGCTGTCCAATCAGAAAACGGCTTTAAAGTGATTTCAAAAAACGCAACCACGGGTGCTATTACAGACACCATGGTGATTGCTTCTACAGGTATCGTAACTAACAAGTATGCTAAACATGTTGGTTTTGCTACAGGCGTAACGGTCAACACAACTGCTGGAGATAGCCCTGCTATTGGTGAATTTACTCAACCAGCAAACACAATTATTACGAATATTAAAATATTTTGTGACGTTGCTCCCGTGATAGGAACTGGTGACATTGGTTATGAAGTTGGAACTAGTAGTTCTGGCGCACAGATAGTAGCTGCTGTAACTGACGAAATTTTAGACGGCGGTACAACTGTTGTTGCACACAATGTAACTGTAACTAGTTTGGTTCTTCAGACACAGAGTGGCACAACTGCCCCTGCTTCTGTTCAATACACAGACACTGAAAGAACTATCTACTGCAACATTACCAACACGGTAGACGCTACAACTGCGGGTTCTTTTACTTTTATAATTGAATACGTTCAAATAGCGTAGTTTCATTTAGGTGAGGGTAAAACCTCACCTATTATTTAGGAGGGAACAATGGCAGACCTTAAAACGTCAACAAAGATTTCAGAAAGCACCCGTGAAGTTATTTTTGCTTTCCAATACCAATATGTAGATGCTGGCGATGAAAGCGCAGTTCTTAAAATAGATGTTTCTGGGTTAAGCAAAAATGCTAACGGGTCTTCTTGCACAGGAATAAGAATAATAGAATGTTGGTGGGTTATAAAAGCTATGACGGTAGAAGTTTTAGCAGATGCCGACACCGACATAATAATTTTGCACCTTGATGAAGGTCAGTCTGGATATCAAGATTTTTCTAAGTTTGGTGGATTGCCAACAAGCTCATCTTATGGAGCAAGCGGAACAGGTGACATCAAGTTTACGACAACTGGCGCAGGAGCAGCTGGTGATGCGTATCAAGTTGTGATTAGAGGCATTAAAGAGTATTAATGGCAACTTCAGGCACAGTCGCATTTAGACCAAATGTCGAAGAAATTGTAGCAGAGTCCTTTGAGCGTTGTGGGTTAGATCCCCAGACTAGAACAGGTCATCACGCAGCTTCTGCAAGAAGAAGTCTTAATTTGCTATTTTCCGAATGGGCAAACAGAGGGATTAACTATTGGACGGTTAACAATGCAACTTTGTCCTTAACTTCTGGGACGCTTGCTTACGCTTTGCCTGCTGGAACGGTTGATTTAATTGATGTCGTGGTCCGTGACTCTAGCGATAGCGTACAAACAGATATACCAGTCGAAAGAATTAGCATTGCGGATTACAACCAAATTCCCAATAAAACTAGTTCAGGCAAACCAACTCAGTACATGCTTAACAAGCAATACATTCCGACAATAAATGTTTGGCAAGTTCCAGATTCTAGCAACTATAGCCTTGTTTATTGGGCTGTTAATCAACTAGAAGATATCAGCTTGGCAAATCAAGACGCAGACGTTCCTTATCGCTGGAATGATTGCATTTGTAGTGGATTGGCAAGCAAGTTAGCTATTAAATATGCTCCAGACCGTTTTCCAGTGTTATCTCAAGTGTACGAAAGAGCTTTTGAACTTGCGTATTCAGCGGATAATGATGGCGTTTCATTGAGGGTTCGACCGACGACTTTGGATTTGAATTAAATGGCTAGATACGCAAAAGGCAAAAAAGCACAGGCAATATCAGATCGCAGTGGCTTTAAAGTCCCGTACAAAGACCTAAAGACAACTTGGGACGGATTAAGGGTAGAACCCCAAGAGTTTGAGCCAAAACATCCACAGCTTGATCCTCCTAAAAATGTAGTTGACGCAACTGCTCTTTTTAAACCAAGACCAGACAATGACCCAATAAATATTAGGATTGACCTTGCGTTCAATTGGTTTAATAATAATTTAGCTGGCACAACAATGAATGCCAAAGCCTATGAGAAACCAAATGTTGGTATTTCTGGGATAGGTGGAATTGGCAAGTTTGTATTGTCGGCAAGCGAAACTGACACAGTTGGAGTAGCAGGCACAGGAGCAGTTGCCTCTGTAGGCGAATTTGGTATCAGCGTATCGGTTGTTGAGACTGGATTAGCAGGAACAGGTGCAATAGGTACGGAAGCGATTAACTTAGGAGGTTGGAGTCAAGATTCTTACGGTGGTGGCTCTTACGGTGATACATAAATGAACTATTCTACTTTGGTTTCTAATATACAGAATTTTTTAGAAGACGATTCCACTGAGCTTTCTAATTCTATTGACCAGATTATCTCTCAAGCCGAGGAGATGATCTTTCAAAGATTGCCTTCTCTTCCTTGTTTTAGAGGCAGTGCTTCTGGAACTTTGGTAGTAGGCACTAGCGAATACACTATTCCAACGGCAAGGATGATTCGACAGCTATCTATTACAGATTCTAGTAGCAATCTTGTATATCTTAACCATCGCATGGATAGTTATGTTCGTGATTATCATCCAAATGCTTCTACAACTGGAACGCCTGAGATGTATTCGACAAACTCAAGCTCAACCTCTGGAACAGTGGTGATGTTAGCACCAACGCCAAGCGCAACTTTAGCGTATAAAGCGGATTATCTTGCTCCAGAAACAGGTCTTTCGTCTTCAAACACGACAAATTGGGTTGGAAATAACGCAGAAAACGTATTGTTAAGTGCTTGTTTGTTAGAGGCTTCGGCTTTCTTAAAAGCCCCAGAAACTGTAAACTTATATAAAGCTCAATTTGACGAAGCGATTCAGTTGTTTCAACAAGAAATGGCGAGAAATTACGCAGCAGAATATGACGGAGGAATTTAGATGGCAATTTCACAAGCAATGGCAACTTCTTTTAAAGCCGAGATTTTACAAGAAGGTCATCAACTTGACACAGACACAATAAAAATTGCCTTGTTTACAAGCTCGGCAAGCTTGGGCGCAGGAACTACCGCTTATAGCACTAGCAACGAAGTGGCAAATGGAAACGGCTATGCTACGGGAGGGGTAACTCTTGCTAATACAACAATTGCAACTTCTGGGACTACAGCTTATTTTGACTCTGACAACCCTGCGTGGACCTCGGCTACTTTTACTGCGAACGGAGCTTTAATTTATAACTCAAGCAATTCAAACAAAGCAATTGCTGTTCTGGCTTTTGGTGCTGATTACAGTGTTAGTGGCGGTACGTTTACGATTGAGTTTCCAGCAGCAGGCACTAGTGCAATTATAAGGATTGATTAGTCATGGCAAGTACCTATGTAAACGATCTTCGATTAGAAGAGATTGGGACAGGAGAAAAATCAGGTTCTTGGGGTACTGTTACAAACACAAACCTAGAGTTGATATCTGAGGCTTTTAGCTATGGATCAGAAGCGATTGCAGACGCTTCAACACACACTATTACCGTTGCCGATGGAGCTTCCGACGAAGCTCGCTCGCTCTATCTAAAATGCACTGGTGGCGGTCAAGCTTGTACAGTGACCCTTGCACCAAACACTTTGTCCAAAGTCTGGATAATAGAAAACGCAACCAGTTATACGCTTACCTTTTCTCAAGGAACTGGAGCAAATGTTGCTGTTTTGGCTGGGCAAGTAAAGATGATTGCCACTGATGGGGCAGGCAACGGCGCAATAGTTTATGACCTACTAACCGATGTTAATTTAGCGGGAACAACTACAGCAGCTACTTTAACCGCCTCTGGAGTTATAACGGGTGCTGGGTTACTTGTTGCTGATGCTGGAACAATAGGTTCTGCAAGCGATACGGATGCTATGTCTATATCTTCTAATGGCTCAATAGTTATGTCGGGCGCAACGGTAACTGTAAGTGGAGCTTTAGGCGTATCTGGAGAAACCACTCTATCTACGCACCTTAACATGGGCGATAACGACATTATCAAACTTGGAGCTGGAAGTGACCTACAGCTATATCACGACTCCAGTAATTCCTATGTGCAGAACGCAGGTGTGGGCGTATTGGTTGTAAAAAGTGCGCAAGTAAATGTTACCTCTGCTAGCGACGAAAACATGGCATCTTTTGTGCAAAACGGCGCAGTTACGCTTTATTACGATAACGCAGTTAAATTAGCTACAGCATCAGGCGGGGTTTCAATAACAGGAAATGCAACTTTTGCTGATGACGGAACAGCTATTTTTGGTGCTGGTAGCGACCTTCAGATTAAACATAACGGTACAAATTCAATAATAGATAACAACACAGGTTCTTTGTTAATACAAAGCGATGCTCTTACTTTAGAAAGCGACAGTGGAGAAGACTATTTGACTGCTGCGGTAAATGGCGCAGTAACCCTGTTTTATGACAACGCTTCTAAACTAGCTACAGCATCAGGTGGAGTTACTGTAACAGGCACTTTAACAGCGACTGAAGTTACTGCTACTTCTGACGTGCGGTTTAAATCAAACATTAAAACGATTGATAGCGCATTAGATAAAGTAAAAGCTATGCGCGGTGTATATTTTGATAAACATGGTGCTGAAGACAGACGTTCTGTAGGTGTTATTGCACAAGAAATGCAAGAAGTCATGCCTGAAGTAGTAGTTACAGATGACACAGAAGATAAGCACTTATCAGTTGC